GATATGAATACTATCACACGGTAGAAGAAAAGATTCCGTTTGACTTGGAATTCTTTAATAAGATTACCAAGGGTGGACTACCACCAAAGACATTAAACATTGCGTTGGCAGGAACAGGTGTCGGTAAATCATTATTCATGTGTCATGTTGCTGCGAATTGTTTGTCGATGGGTAAGAGTGTGCTATACATAACTCTTGAGATGGCAGAGGAACGAATCGCAGAACGTATAGACGCAAACCTTATGAACATCTCCATCGATGATCTTCATGATTTACCGAAGCAGATGTTTGATAACAAGATGGACCAGATTATCGAGAAGACTACTGGAGAGTTGGTTATCAAAGAATACCCAACTGCATCTGCTCATTCTTCTCACTTTAGAGGACTGATTAAGGAACTCGCAATTAAGAAGACGTTCAAACCAGATATCATATTCATTGACTATCTGAACATATGTGCATCAAGTAGATTTAAGGCGAACTCAAATGTCAACTCATACATGTATATTAAGGCAATTGCTGAAGAACTTAGGGGATTGGCGGTTGAGACAAACGTACCTATTATGTCAGCGACACAGACAACTAGGTCAGGATTTGTCTCAAGTGACATTGGTCTGGAAGATACATCAGAAAGTTTTGGTCTACCGGCTACGGCTGATCTCATGTTTGCACTTATTTCTAATGAAGAACTTGATGACCTAAATCAGATACTAGTAAAGCAACTTAAGAACAGGTATAATGATCCCACGTTGAATAAACGTTTTATTCTAGGTATAGACAGAGCAAAGATGCGGTTGTTTGATGTGAGTGCCACTGAACAAGAAGACCTAGTAGATACTGGCCAAGAAGAATTTGCAGAACCAGTATTTGATAAATCCGACTTTGGTGGTGATTGGAAGATGTAGACATATCAAACTCTGTGTTATATAAATACTAATAATTACAGTAATATGGAGAATTTGATGTCACTAAACCCATATGTTCGGCAGTTACGTCCCAGAAACGAATCCTATGTTTCTCCTATAGATAAGGTTCAGAATTTTCTTTCTGAAGGATATACTACAATAATTTCTTCTAAAAAAGATATAGATAAATTTCTTAAAGGACAAAATATTCCTAAAGGATATAAAACCCATCTTACAAAATTATTAAATCATTTGAAAACAGAATATCCAGTTGATGATGATAAAGGAAATATTGCTGGTGATCCCGAAAATTTTGTAATAAAAATTCGTGGTGCCGCAGCAAAATCTAAAAAAGAAGACATAGACTCTTGGATTAAGAAAAATGCTAAGTCTATTTTGCCAGGCGAGAAAGTAAAATCTGGAGCTTATAAGTATGGTCAGGGAACCCCAGTGCCAGGAACTCCTGACCCAAAAGGTGCTGATTGGGAAAGTTTAATCACAGACAAATATAATGAACTTGTGGGTGGATCGGATAAGTCTGCTTCTACTGCTGCTCAAAAATTTTATCCCGAATATGATGAAGCTGCTTCTAAAGTAGCAAAATCTTTCAATAAAAAATTGAAAATGAAGACACCAATGACACAGTATGGTGGTGGTGGTGGAAAGTCAAATCTTAGTTCTTCATGGTTAGAATGGGGAGGAACTAATGGAACTCCTAAAACAGATATGTATACTTCAAACTATAATATATCTCTTAAAAAGGCTGGCGGTTCGCAACTCGCTTCTGGTGGAAGAGGAGAAACCATATCAACATTTTATGCAACACTTGAATATATGGGAGAAGATAGAAGTGCAGATAAAGATATTGATAAAATAATGTCAATGATTGAGGAGAATTTTGCAAAAATAAAAAATAAACAATTAACTGCGGGTTTGGCTCAAGAAATTATTAATAAGAAAAAACCAATAGGTAAGATTCCTAAAGAGGATATTGAAAAATTTAAAACGACTGAAAAATTTCATAAAGAATTAAATAAAGAAATTACGAAAAAATTAAATTTTGAAAAAAATCCAATTTTTATGAAATGGTACACCTTTGAAGCAATGTCTGGTTATAAAAAATTTAAAAATCAACAGTCCATCGCTAGTATATGTGTAGAATTTAATGCTGATACTGGTGCAATAACAAAATCAATTCCAGTAACTTCTAATGGAAAGTCATCTTTTGGTACTCCTTCAGTATCTAGTGAAGTTGAAAGCATATCCAAAAAACTTAAAATTTTTTCTGCTTGGAAAACTGGTGATGGAAGTCCAAGTTCTGTATTAAGAGCTATTCCAGATGCAGTAGAACCTAATACTTTTAGAGGTATTATTCTTAATGAATTACGTAATGACAAAGTTGCTAATAAAGTAATGATTAATCTTCATGAAGAGATTGAACAATTAGATGAATTTACTATGATAAAAAATATTTTTAATAAGGTAAAGGGTCTTACATCAAAAGCAAAAACGTGGTTAAATAATATTTTTGCAAAGATCATGAAAAAGGTTAAAGCTGCACTTGAGAAGATAAAACAAATGGGTGCTAAATTATTTGAAAATTTATTTAAATTTTTTAATATTATTGTAACTGCTGTCAAAGAAACTTTTCCTAGTGATTTACATGGATTTGTATATGGAATGGCTGACTGATGATAGGTTTCAGAGAACTCACAGAAGACAAGGGTGGTAAGAACCTTCACCTTGAACATCTCGAAGATGAGATTATCAACTATGGTGTTGATGGTGGTCGTGCTGCTATCAACTTTCTACGTTCTCTGAGAGACATGCTTGCTGGTTCAAGTCGTTCTTCCGTAAACATGACAGTCAAGTGGGATGGTGCACCAGCAATCTTTGCCGGTGTTGACCCAGAAGACGGTAAGTTCTTTGTCGCAAAGAAGTCAGTGTTCAACGTCAATCCTAAACTATACAAAACATCAGCAGAGATAGATGCTGACCTATCTGGTGCACTCAACTCAAAGTTCAAGATTGCACTTGCAGAGTTCTCTAAACTTGGTATTAAGGGTGTTCTGCAAGGCGACCTTATGTTCACTGACGATGTTGAAACCGAGACAATTGATGGAATTTCTTATTACACCTTTCAGCCTAATACTATAGTCTATGCTGTGCCTGTTGACAGTGACCTTGGAAAAACAATCAACAAGGCAAAGATAGGTATTGTCTGGCATACAACCTATACAGGCGATGCATTACAGGATATGAAAGCATCGTTTGGTGCTAACATATCATCATTGAATACATCAGCATCAGTTTGGATGGATGATGCAACATACAAGGATGTGTCTGGTAAGGCAACATTCAATGAGAAAGAAACAGAGAAGATTACCTCAACACTGTCTCAGGTAGGTTCCACATTTCGAAAGATTAATGGTCCCACGCTTCGTAAGTTTCTTGCTCTACAGGAAAGTATGACGGGTGCTCTTGTAAGTGCCTCACTTAAGACCTACAATAACAGTAAGGTTCGTGTTGGTGAGAAAATCAGTAATCCAAAAGCACATGCACAGGGATACGTCAAGTGGGTTGAGTCATCGATTCAAAAACAGATTGACAAAGCAAAGAGTGCTAAGGGCAAGGACAAGTATACAAACACACAGAAACAATATGTCATAGAAGTCAAAAAGCATGTTCGCAATCTAGAACAGATAATCACCTTTCAAAATCTGCTGGTTGACGCAAAAATGCAAATCGTACAAAAACTAAATAGTGTTAAGGGGTTAACTGATACATTTATAAAGACTAAAAATGGGTTTAAAGTGACAAACCCTGAAGGTTATGTTGCTATTGATAGAGTGAGTGGTGGAGCAGTTAAACTAGTTGACCGTATGGAATTCTCGTTTAACAATTTTACAGCTATAAAGGCATGGGATAAATGATAAGATTTTCCGACCTCTATGAAAAAGTGGTTAACGTTGTGCAACGTAAAAAGATGGCACGTCGCATGGCAAAGATGGCCAAGTCTAAATCATTTCAATTCAAGAAGCAACGGGCAATGCTCAGAGTAAGAAATCCTGCTAAACTTGCTTTGGTTGCTAGGAAGAAAACTATACAAGTTTATAGAGATAAGATGTATCCTAATTACAAGGATATGGCATTGCCACAGAAAGTCAAAGCAGACCAAATGGTAATTCAGAGGTATGGAGCAAAGATTGATAAGGTTGCTAAGAAAATGGCAGTAAAGTTGAAGAAGGCTGAAATGCAAAGAATCAAAGCAGCAAGAGAGAAGATGAAAGAAAAATGATGTATACATTCAGAGATTTATTAGAAGCACCACAGACGGTTGTATTTACTTTTGGACGGTTTAATCCGCCCACGATAGGTCATGAGAAACTTATTCAAAAGGTAGCAAGTGTTGCTGGTTCTAATAAATTTCGTATCTACCCATCCCATACACAGAATCCTAAGAGAGACCCACTTCCCTATGCATTAAAAATTGCATACATGAGAAAGATGTTCAAGAAATATGCAAAGAACATTATAGCAGATAAGGACGCAAAAACTGCTATCATGGTTGCAGAAAAACTCTTTAAAGAAGGGTTTAAAAATCTAATTATGGTTGCTGGTTCTGACCGTGTTAAAGAATTTTCTACACTCCTAAACAGATACAATGATGCTCCAGATAAAAAGGGAAATCAACTTTTTAAATTTGATTCTGTTGAAGTTGTATCTGCTGGAGAACGTGACCCTGATGCCGAAGGTGTAGAGGGAATGTCTGCTTCTAAGATGCGAGCGGCAGCAACTACTGGTGATTTTGATTCATTTCAAATGGGACTTCCTGCTGGATTTAAAGACGGCAAAAAATTGTTTCGTGATCTTCGTAAGAACATGGGTATTCGTGAAGAGAAAGACATGGGTGAAATGTCTGATATAGAATCTCTTCGTGATGCATATCTTACGGGGAAGATTTGGAACATCGATGATATAGTAGAAGCCAATGGTGTTGAAGGTAGGATTGTAAATCGTGGCACTAATTATATTTCTTTTTGCGACGATAATGGTAAAGTTCATAAAGCATGGTTGCATGATATCACACTTGAATCCACTGAACGTAACTATAGAAAAGAGTATGATAATTATCACTCTGATCCCAAACAGATTAAAAGACGTTCCTCTCGTAATAAGGCTCGTAGAAAGATGGGTGAAAAGGCAGTTAAGGGTATGGATGTTGGACACAAGGACAACAATCCACTTAACAATGATCCCAAGAATCTACGCAATGAAGACCCAACCAAGAACCGTAGAGAACCACGATTGCGTGAAGAAGATGAACTTGATGAATTTTGGTTGGATGACCTTTTGCAAAAAGTACATCAAATTACACATCCAAGGGGATACAAAGAAGTCGTTAAGTATTACGTAAAACTAATACAAGACGACCCGAAATACCGTAATAACCCAACTCAGGCGGCAAAGGAAACAGCAAATGTTTTTGCTGGAGTAGAGACTAGAGGACTCATATCGTACATAAACGATTTGGTTAAGAAAGGGAAACTTCCTAAAGAACTCAAAGCACAATATGAAGAGATGACTTTCATTAAATTCGTCAATAGAATTAATGAAGTGAAACAAGACCCTGATATCAAAGACAAGGAAGGAACACAGCCTGCCAAGTATCATTCCGGTTTGTCGCCGTCCACAAAGAAAAAACGTGATGCACATTTCAAGGCAAAGAAATCTGGTCCTGCTCCTGGCGATGCTGATGCAGAAACCAAACCATCTGTTCATACCAAGAAGTATAAACAGATGTATGGAGAAGACTTTCAACTTGATGAAAAAATTGAGGGATTGGTAAAGAAGGCAGAGAAGTCTGGCATGCCATATGGTATACTGAAGAAGGTATACGATAGAGGAATGGCTGCATACAAGACAGGACACCGGCCCGGAACGACTGCACAACAGTGGGCGTTCGCAAGAGTTAACTCATTCATAACCAAGAGTTCTGGCACTTGGGGTAAAGCAGATGCCGACCTTGCAAAACAAGTAAGGGGAGAATCACTTCAAACAGAAGAAGATATGAAATGTCCTCCTGCTACTCAAGACCTTGCACTCAATACAAAGAATCGAGATGCAACAACCAAGGACTATGGTTATGGTCCTCTGAATGTAGATGAGCCAGGCGACTACTGGGAAAAGATTGCAAAGAAGTGGGACACCACTGTCGAGGCAGCAAAGAAATCTAGGTGTGGCAACTGTGTTGCATTTGACATCTCAGAGAGAATGAAAAAGTGTCTGCCCGGCGAAACTTCTGACGATGAGGGTGAACTGGGTTATTGCTGGATGCATCATTTCAAATGTCATTCTGCAAGAGCATGTCACACTTGGGCAAAGGGTGGTCCTATTAAAACAGATGAGAAGTCTCATGATTGGCAAGAACGTGCGTTTGGTAAAAAGACTGAGACGGTTTCCTTTGCCAACTTCAACAAGAGAAATGCATGGGGTGAGATTACAGAAAAAGCAGAACATGATGGGAGGTCCGTTGAACTAAATAATCCTACACAGGGCGATACTAAAAAGTACAAAGTTTACGTAAGAAACGATAAGGGTAATGTAGTAAAGGTTGAGTTTGGTGACCCGAATATGGAAATCAAACGAGACGACCCAAAACGCAGAGCTGCATTTAGAGCAAGACATGGGTGCGATAATCCAGGCCCCAAGTGGAAAGCAAAATATTGGGCATGTAAATTTTGGAGTGCTAAATCAGTTACCGATTTGATGAAAGGATAACTCGGAGATAAAAATGACTCATTACAGAGAAAGCATGCGGCAAACATTGGAACGCATGTATGAAATAAACGAAAGAAAAAGAAGTGAATCTATCGTAGAAGATAACATGGACCTGATGCGTAAAGCTGCCGGTGGTGCTATGCAAACTATCAAAATGAAAGACGGCAAACTGAAAATGGACA